ATGGAAGACATTGCCAAATTGCAGGCCGATGTGGAGAAGGCACAAGAGGGCAGGAACACCATCCTCTCGTGGTTCGGCAAAGGCGACCTTGCCAAAGCGAAAAAGGAACTCTCGGACAAGGACGAAGAGATTGCCGGACTCAACAAGCGGCTCAAGGAACTTCAGGCAGAAAAGGCGCGGTTGCAAGAGCGGCACAAGCTGGAAATCGGGAAACTGCGGGACGGTTATCAAAAAGAGATAGAGGCAGCCATCCGCAAGGTGGAAGCTGCCGAGCGGTAGTCAAAGGAGAAAGATACCGTCATAGAAAGGCAACAGAAACAGATAGACTTGCGACCGTAAGGCAAACCCTCATCGTTACAGTCTCTCATCCGGAACCGAGCTTGTACGCATCAGTGTGCCCAACCACCGAAATCCGTCGCTTCATATCTGGACACGTGTCGGAGAAGAACTCTATGAGGACACCAAGTTCCAGATAGACTATGATGTGGCCCAAAAGCATTTCAACGGGCAGATTACGGACGAGGAATTTGTCAATGCCGTATTTGAGTCGCAGGAGCAAGTAAATGGGAAGCAGGCCGAGCTGTTGGGTGCGGTTTTCGCCCTTGCCATTGGCAGTCCGGCACAGACTCATGTCGGTACTGGTTCTGGCGGCTCATCCTCTAACCTCCCGTGGGGTGAACAGAAAAACAAACGTACGAATAAAAGATAAGACTATCAGAATATCATGGTAAGAGACAAGCACGATTTTCGGAAAAGATAAAATCTAATGGACGCTATATTCGTGTTAAAAGACATAAAGTGCAATTTTGAAAGAAACAGTTGTGTTAGTACAAAATAATTTTTGTACCTTCGTGTCCAAAATATGACAATTCACATTAAGGAAATATGGAAGGTAAAAGAAATAAAATTAGTATAGAACAAGCAAATCCATTTACGGGATTTGACAATGTTGTTAATTCAATTAGCGATATAAAAACCATCTGTACTAATATTGAATTCAAATCTGAAGCTGGACTTATTGTCTCCCTTCCTAACAATGAAACAAGTTTATTGGCTGATTCCACTCCAGAAAAGCTTCTTAAATTTGATACTGGCTCTTCAATTGATGTTCATTATGATCCTGACGGAATAGTATGCAAAGACAACGGTCAATACGACATATACAAGAATATTATTTCAAAAACAAATAGTGGAAATATCTATAGTGCCCAAATCATTGACAAGTTAAAACATGGACTTCTAGTTACTATTAATGGATTACAGTGTTTTTTACCAGAAGGACAAATTGGGTTAGAAAAAGGGAATTATTCCCAAACCTATATCAATACGATTGATGTCAAACTTATCAGTATAAAACTTAAAGAAAAAGAAGGAAATAGATTTCTTCCTATTGTTTCGCATAAAATTATTGAAGATGAAAAGAATGCAATTGAAGCACAGGATAAACTGCGAAACATAAAAATTGGCTCCATTATTCAAGGAACTGTGAAAAATATTACAAGCTATGGAGTATTTGTAACTCTTTTTCCTACTATCGAAGGTCTTATTCATATAACAGACCTATCCTGGAAAAGAGTATCGGATCCTTCTGAAATTCTATCTATTGGACAAAATATAAATGTTATTATCCTTGACATAAAGCAAATGAACGATGGCAAAACCCAAATCAGTCTTGGCTTGAAGCAATTAACACAGAGACCATGGGAGTTACTTGATAAAAATTCCAAGAAAGGAGACGTAGTTTCTGGCTCAATATGTAACATCACCGATTATGGTATTTTCATAATGCTTTCTTCTGGGGTACAAGGACTAGTTCACAGAACAGAACTATCATGGAATCCTAAAATCACATCCAAAGACTTTCATAAAGGACAAATTGTAACCGCCAAAATCATCAATATAGATTGGGAAAAAGAAAAGCTTCTGTTAAGTATCAAACAGATGCAGGCTGACCCATGGGAAGATATTGAGGGTAAAATCGCTGTAGGTGATGTCGTAAGAACAACAATTTCTAACTTTACGAATTGGGGAATATTCGTGACAATTGTCAATGGTATTGAAGGGTTAATTCATTTATCCGAACTTTCTTGGACTGAAAAGATTAAAAAGCCCCAAGATCACTATACATTAGGAGAAGAACTGAAAGCTATAATAATCTCAATAGACAAGAATAAAAAAAAGATTGAGTTAAGCCACAAACAAATTCAGCCAAATCCATGGCAAAAATACTCCGTTGGCCAGCATGTAAATGCAATCATTCTTGAGATTGAGAAACATGGTATTCAGTTAAAGTTAGAAGATGATAATTTACCAGCAATTATACCTGCAAGATTGGTGTATAGGGATTATAACTTTGAAGAAAATAGCAAATTAGAATGCATTATACAAGAGATTGACGAAAACAAAAGAAGAATAATCTTAGCAATTGCATAAAATGGGATTCGATACAAATCTACAGAAAGAGATATGGTTAAAGCATATTGAGGTGCAGGAGCGAGTTCTTCAACTAAACTCAGTACCTATTGCTATCGAGCCAGAAACCATACTGATATCCGGACAATGGTTAAAGCTTAGAGTGTGTCAAACAGATGAGCTAGATACCAAAATAGACAGAGTAAAATCTTTCTTTGGTGTCAGTGACGATGCCATTGACAACAACAATGATACCATCGTCTGTGATGCACGCTTTAATCCTGACCCATATGATATCTCTCAATTAGCGGAAGATTGCCAGAAGCACTATATCCAACTATCAAGAAACCCAATTATTGAGGGAGTTATTCGCTCGCAGAAATCAACTTTTACAAAATGCGTCAAAATATTAAAAAAACACGGAGACAAATATGCTGTTGATAGCAACAGACGACTCCAGGTCACTGTGGATACTCTTCGAAAACTGGATAATGATGCCGATTTTCCTTGTGACATTCTTCCAAAGATCGCCAGTGGAATATTCAGCATCTCACCAACGCCTGCTTATTTCATTCGTAAGTGGTTGTCCATTGAATGCCACCATCTTCTCAAATACGAGAATGTCAAGATTGAAGGTGTCGAGGAACGTAGATTAAGACGAGTATTGACTATACATGATAATTATTTCAGTGAATCAGCACTACAGAGGCTCAATGAACTTTGGGGATTAAGATTATTCTCTTTTGATGTAATAATCGAGGTTTCAAAAGACATCATGAAGAACTACGATTTTAAGAAATCGTTATACGACTTCCCTGAGTCAAAGAACGGAATCTTTCATTATCACTTCAATGCCAAGTCCAATGACAACAGTGGAAATCTGTCCATAATCAAAAGGAAATGGCAGGTAGATTTACTGAGAGATATATGCACTTCTGAGTTCGGAGAAAACAACTACCAATTTCATGTAGATTACAACTATCTATATGATTCTAAGTTATATCATCAAAATATTGATGGCATAAATCTTTATGATTTCTTCCAAGATTTAAAAGACAATATTTCAGAAGAAGGTATTTCCATCAGTGAATCAAAGCAGTCAATTGGCGTAGATTTTGACTGGAGGATTACTACCCCTGAGCAACTACGTATTGAACTAAGCAATAAATATGATGACTTAGAGATGTCAATTTTTGCCGACCATAGATGCAATGTAGAAATAAATGACAAGAATGCAGAATGGGGAAAGATAGAAATGTTTCTAAAGGAAAATTTCTCATCTTTAAAGACTTACATAAGTCCAAAAGATGGGTCAATGCACTTTGTTCAAGAGTATCGCACACAAGAACAAGCGTCTCAATTCCATATTTCGTTATCATCATCATTAAATCAATTAAGAGAGTTGGGCTGCGAATTTGAAATACATCAAAATCCTGTAGGAAAGAAAAAATACCTGTTGCATATTGATCGGAATAAAATTGCCGAAAACAAAGAAAATGTGGTAAATACTCTTCGTGGAGCAGAATTCACAGTAAATGATCATTCTATAGGCAAATTGTTTAAAGTCATTTTTCCTGAACTATTATTCGATATTTCTTCTGCAGACTATAATTTTAGTGAAAAAGGAGCTCTTTCATTCAGCCATATTACTCCGAACCTAGAAGGGGATCTGGAAAAAATCAAACGACTGAAAGACGCTTTCGATAACATTTCAACAGGAAAAGGCGTTAAGAATTCCAACATCAGCCAATTCATCTTTGATGCGACAAAAGCAGCTCCGACCGAAGATATCGAATTCTACACTAACGAATCGAGCAACTTTTACAAAGATATCAAACGTAATTTGCTAAACAAGCACATTAATCCTTCTCAGCTAGATGCAATCATCAAATGTTTGAAGGCTAACGACATTGCTCTGATCCAAGGCCCTCCGGGTACTGGTAAATCAACTGCAATCGCAGAACTTATTTGGCAACTTATAAGATTAAATCCTCAAGAAAGGATTCTTCTGACCTCCGAAACTAATCTTGCTGTTGATAATGCGATTGATAGAACAGTCAACGGTACACATAACCTTGTAAAACCTATACGCTTCGGCTCTGATGACAGACTAGCTATAGAAGGGAGACAATTTTCTATTAACGCAATGGAACAATGGGTAGAAACTGGCAAATTCGATTATATCGAAGACCAAGACGAACATATAGAGGATGATGAAGTTCAAACTAAATCTGGAAAGTTAATTCTTGTGAAGTGGCTGGACAATATTAGAAAACGCATTGACTATGACAATATGGACTCTATATCTGCTACTTTATGGGAACATATTCTTGAGAATCCTGACAAGCATATGAGACAACTCATCTTTGATCAATATAAAACTCATTGTAACGTTGTAGGTGCCACTTGTAGTTCTATTGGTGAAAAAAATACTAAGAACAGACCTACAAAGTTCTTCATGAACTATTGTTCTGTATTCGGAGAAGTCAAGACAAAGACAATTAATAAAAAAGGTAGTAATATCACAGATGAAGAAATAAAGATCACAACTTACAATTGTAAGGATGGAATCTCTTTCACAACAGTCATCCAGGATGAGTCCAGTAAGGCCACTCCTGCAGAATTAGCCCTGCCTCTTGTATATGGAAAGAAAAATATTGTAATTGGCGACCATCGACAATTGCCGCCTATGCTTGACAAAGACGAATTCAAGAATACCTTGGATTTTCTTTTAGATAACGCTTCTGGAGAATCTGAATTGCGTCAGTTGAAAAAATTAAAGTCATATGTTATAAAAAATTTCGACGAAATGGAAATATCACATTTCCAGAGAATCTATGAAAATATCGATCCAAGTCTAAAAGGAAAATTTACTCACCAATATAGAATGCATCCTGATATTAATGAGGTTATCAAGCAATTCTATGAAAACAAAGAAAACCCCGAATCAAAAGATGGACTTGTCTGTGGATTAATAGATCCTGTGGATTTAGGAGTCAATGATACCAATATGTCAAATCCATTTTCAAGATATCATGGTATTCAGATTGATGATTTCATCTGCGGAGAGTCATTATCACCAGAAAATCATGTTGTTTGGATTGATGTCAATTCCCCTGAAATGATAGAAGGAACATCAAGAGTCAACGAAGGAGAAGTAAAGGTGATATCACATATTCTTGAAAAAATGTCATTATCAGACTCTTTCAAAGAATACTGCAACAAATGGACTGATGAAGACGACAAAGAGATTGGAATTATCAGTTTCTATAGCAAGCAAAAGAACCGAATCAGGAAGATGAGCAGATCATTTAATAATCTTCCTATGAAGATTGATGTAGTAGACAGGTTTCAGGGTATGGAAAGAAACATTATCATCGTGTCTATGGTTCGAAGCAATACAATCGTCTCTGATTCGCAGCAAGAGCCGGATTTCACCGAATATGAGTTAGGATATCCAGAACAGACCGATTTGGGATTTGCACAATCCCCAAACAGACTAAATGTTGCACTATCCAGAGCAAAAAGACTGCTAATTATCATTGGAAACAGTGAATTATTCAGGCAGAAAGATATCTATGACAATGTATACAAAATCATAGCTGCTAACCCTAATGGTAAGATCATTAAATGCAATCCTTATGAAGACCTTCGCAAATAAGATTTCAGAGTCACAACTAATATACAAATCTCAGTTATCGGATTCTGCTCTAAGAGCATGGCCTTTGAAAAAGACTTTGTGCAAAATATATTTGTATGAGGATAAACCATGCTCTGACATTGATAAAATAATCTGTTCAACCCTATACTATCATGGTGGTAAACTGGCCGCAGATGATTTGGCAACAATCCTCGGATTCAATGTGAAAGACAATGATGAGTCCGATCCGAAGAGGTATAAGGACGATGCAGAGATATGTATCTTCAATAAGTTGCTTGAACCATTAATCGAAGACGAACTTATCAGCAAAGAGAATAATAAGATTGTCTTGACTTCTTTGGGTGATTTCTCAGTAAGGGAGGGCAAGAAACGACTATTCTATGAGGCTGAATGCAGATATTTTGAGAACTTTAGCTTGATAAACAACGATGAAGCTCCTTTCCCTTTCAGAGATGAACTTTCTGTTACAACTACAATAAATAATAAGAAAAAAATATCTTACTATAAATATCTACAATCCGATGATGTTGATCCTCAAATAAAGGAGGATGATAAGGCATTAGTGGATTCACTTCTTGAACAGATGCCACTGAATACAAAAGTATTCAGTGCATCATTAGTATGCAATAACTTCCAGATTGAGAGTGAAGGGATTGATGTTTCCATATATAACGAAAACGGAGAGGATTTCGCTGTTGTGTTTTTTAAGGACGGTTCTGTCAGTGAATACGTTTCGCGACTACTCAACAATGATGTAAATAGCAAAATCAAGAACATCAAAGTTGAATGGGGATACTATCTTAAACTACTTCATGATCCCGAGGCATCTTTGGACTATAATAGTCTAAAACCCTTTGAAGACATCATTGAATGGGGAAAGATTGTCAAAGATGGCAGATATTGCTGGAATGATCATGATTTGTTTGACATGCTTTCCAATAACATCGATGCAAACATTTGGCAGGATATTTCATCTATTTGTCCAATAGAAGATATAAAAATCTATGTAATGATATCTTCTGAAAACTGGGATTGGAATATCTTGTCCGCAAGAATTGATGGATCATTCATAGTAGAGAATTCATCAAATTATCCATGGAATTTTGATGTTGTAGTACACAATACCAATGTTACCAAAGAAGATATTGAGAAACTTTTGGTTGATCCAAATCTCACATCAGTACAGTGGCTTTGGAAGGAAATCATGCCATTACTGTCAAATAATTTTATAATCAAACACATAGATAATGTTTCTTTCGATCTATCAATACTAACTGAATCAGAACCAGATCTTGTTAAATCATTGATTTTGCAATATCCAGACAAGGCCTGGAACTGGGAATACATATCTCTCAAATACGATCTTGACTATATATTAAGCAACATCAATCTTCTTTCAAAGAGATTGAACATGCGTACTTTAACTATCCGAGCATTGAGTTCGGAAGAGTTTGCACACCAATATTGTCAATCACAAAGTTTCAAAGACGAGCTGAAGAATAATATCGAAACGTCCCTTTCTTCTTTTAATGTCAATTCATCTAACCTTATCTGGAGTAATGAAATCATTGATATGCTTGAAGAAATCGGAGTGTTATCTTGGTGTGTGCCTATCATTGGAGGCTTTGAATCAAATCCATACATAATCTGGGATAACGAATTCTTCAAAAAATATTCTGTTAAAATCACTAGCGCAACAGGCTATTCATGCGTCACATCCCGAATAACAGACTTCGAAATTGTCAACGAACATTCGGAATTTCCATGGGACTGGAAATTGATTTCTTCAAAATCTAACTGGATTGGAGTAACTGATTTTGTTGCCAAACATATAGCGCAGTTGGATCTCAAGATTGCGTTTAGCTTGTTATCTAGTGACACTTTTTGTTCATTGTTTGAATGCCCAGAGATGCAAGATTTCTTGTCGTCACATCCAGACATTAAGCATAGAGCCACAGAACTTGCAACCATACAACTTGTAAAGAATCACATCGACTTTGACTGGGACTGGAATTTACTTACAGTTAAAACGATTGATTCTCTGAAGATTGATAAATTAGGTAATGAGCGATGGGTGAATAAGTGGGACTGGCATTATTTGTCAGAGAACCTTGCTATTGACAATATTTCAGAATATCTTTTTCAGTATCAAGATTATTGGAACTGGACTATTCTGACCCGTAGACTCAACAAAAATACAATCTTAGCAAATCTTGCAGATTTTGCGGACAAATGGGATTGGGTATCATTGGTTGATTCCATCTTCACAAAAGAAGATTTAAGCATTAATGGATATTTGCCAACCATTGCTACGATAATTAGTATTCAGGATGAAAAATCAAAGACAGTTCTTTGGGAAAAAATTACGAGGAGGTTTACCCTCGATGAACTATATAGTCAAATACATCAGACTGTAATACTTGCAGACTATTCACTATTATTTCAGTGGGATCTCAAGTATGTGTATGACCATAAAGATTTTTATCTCAACGAGTACATTAACCAATATCCTGATGATGTCAATTGGGAACTCCTATCAAAGTCAAAATCTGTAGAAAGACTATTCTTTTACGACAAAAGCATACTCAGTTTTAAGATGTGGTTAGAGATGGTTAAATCTCTTTTACACAATAATGATTACGATTGGGATTTCTATGCTTTGTCACAGAATGATGCAATTAATTGGCATCCTGCAATTTTGAAGATTCGAAAAAAACAGTGGGACTGGCAGTATTTGTCACAGAAGAGCAAATGTTTTTCTAGCACTTCTACCACATTTGATCAATTTAAGCTGTCCAATAACATAAGGATGTTCAAGGATGTTATTGATTTCAGCCTATTATCTGGAAGATCAGATATTGTTTTTGATGACAATTTACTCAATAGTTTTATCAACGAAGAATGGGATTGGAAAGCAATCTCTGAATCAAACAAGTTAGCTGTTAGCAATACGTTCTTGATTAAAAACCAAGACAAACAATGGGATTGGGAAAGCCTCTCAAAGAGCAAATGCCTCACAATAAACAAAGAATTATTAGAGAACACAAAACAGCGAGCCTGGGATTGGATTAGATTGTCTTCCAACAATAGCTTACAACTGTCATTGAAAGAACTTCTCTCTCTCGATATTGCTAATTGGGATTGGGCTGTACTAAGTGGTAGGGAAGATATTCCTTTTGACAATGAGAGCATATTGTCCACATTGGATAAATCATATACCACGTGGGATTGGGGTGCATTGTCCACAAGAACAGACCTGCAATATAATGAGGATTTTATATTAAAAATTTGGCAAAAACCTATGGATTGGATAAGTGTCTCAAGAATGAGCTCGTTCATCCCATCAATCAATGTATTATCCAAAATATCTAATTTTGATTTAGATTGGGATGCCATTTCACAGAACAACTTCCTTTCCAAGGAGGTACTATATCAATATAGAGACAAGCTTAATTGGAAATATGTTAGTCAATCCGAAACATTCCAAAAACTTGGAATTGAATTCTTCCGTAAATATAGAACTTATTTAGATTGGTCTATTATATCGAATTCAACATATTTTTCTTTATCGATTGAGAACTTGAGTGAATTTAAGGACAGCGTTGACTGGGGAATAATCAACCAACGAAAAGATCTCAATTACTCCAACATTCTTCTTGACAATTTTGCAGATTATATCAATTGGTCTGAGGCATCGAAAGCAAACACTATTGACTTCTCTATTGATTTTGTCAAGAAGCACATTGATAGATGGGATTGGTCGGCCTTATTCAATAATCCTCTGATCATTGAAGATGCCGACAAATATAAGTCTACCTTCAAGGATAAATTGAACGGAATTAAATTTATTGAACGTTTTCCTGATTCAAATCCTAAAGTATACCACTTCGCTCACTTATTCAATGCGGTGAGTATTATCAAGACTAGAAAGATTTTAAGTAGAATCAGAGGTAAAGGGTTATTCGAGAATTCTGCAGGAAGCAATGTTCATAGAAGGGATACAGCACACCATTATGCCAGATTCTATTATCGTCCACAAACTCCAACTCAATATTATAACGAGGCTTTAGGAGAAGACTCGCATTCTTCTAGAGAGAGATGGGTATTCGGTGGCTATGACTATCGAGGGCGAAAGATTTGGAATTCATATATCGAATGTCCAACAACAAAATATTGGCGTGCACAAAGACTTGGCTCCCCAAAATGTCCAATGCCTGTATTTTTTGAATTTGATTTGCGGGAAATATTAAATCATTGTCTTAATAAATGCTACTATAGCACAGGAAACATGCAAGGTGACAACAGCCAAGTTATCTCCATTGCAGATAATCCAAACCGACTCAACACCTCGCATCTTTACTCAACCATTGAGGATGACCTTGATACTTACAAGGCGTATTCCCAACAAGAGTTTCTTGTTGGGAACGAGTTGGATTTCTCATGTCTAAAGAATTTCAAAATTATCTGCTACAATGATGAACAAGCAAAGTTGTTAAAGATGCAATTAGGCGATGATCCGATTTGTAATCATATCACAACAGATACATGGACAAGTTCTGGCATCAGTATCTTTCACAGAACTAATAGAACAATATCAATTGATGAAGCTAATGAAACTCTTTGTTTCTCTACCGATTACAGAGATCCAAGTTCTATTGTAATCGAATGCGGAAACATTGATGGTCTTGAAATTGTTGATAAGTCACATATTATCAACATCTCAAATGGTAAGATTCAGGCATATCCTTCAATCAGTATTATTAAACCATCCATTCCAATCACAGTCAGATTTATGGATTTACAAAAATATGATAACAACTCATGGGTAATATATTCAAATGAAAAGAATATCTCTGGCTCTGTGACTTCATATTCAATAATCACAGATAAATTAGTAAGACAATTTGAAATAGAAACTTCACAGCTTCATATTACTCTGACAAAGTCGTTGTTTAAGAGTCATATGATAAACTCTTATCATGGTATTGGGCACACTGTGAGAGTTATGTGGAACGCTTTTTTAATAGCATCCATAGACAAGACTGTAAGCAATTCGATGCTTCCTTCTGTTTTATATGCTTCTTTGATTCACGATTTAGGGAAAAATAGTGATACAGAAGGAGAAATACATGGCGAGAATTCTGCGATTCTTTATAAATCAAAAATAGAACAGCTATGTAGCCAAGAAGATGCTATGTTCATCCTAGAAGCTGTAAAATATCACTCTATAGATGACAGCAAAACTCCATCGGCAGTTCAGCGCAACAAAATATGGGAGATTCTAAAAGATGCAGATGCCTTGGACCGTAGCAGACTACCAGGAAGAGGATGCAATCCTGCATTTTTGAGAAATAAATTGTTTTCTTCTAAAGATGGCAAAGAGATTCTTTTGATTGCCAAAGAACTTCCTTCGCTTTCTTGTGATTGCTCTTGGGAATATCCGTTTGTTGATATTGTTTATGTTTTAAAACAATTTGTAAATAATAAAAATAAAGATTGTTGTCCAACGATTGATATCAATCACCTTGATGAGGTGTGGAGATTGATTTTAATGGAAAATATTCTTCTTTCCAGATTGTTGAATAAAGAAGAACGAATTAATATGCTATATGGATATGCGGAAACTCTTGGTGACACTTTGTCTCATAAACTTAATATTGAGAAAACTACAACAGATTCAATGAGTAAAAAATTGAATGACCTCGAAATAGCATATATAGCACTAGATAAATATGTAAAAAGTAATCCGTTAACAGACGATTCGTTTATTAAAGGACTTGAAGAATTGGAAATTTTATATATTGAAAAGGATGTTAATAATTTAAATCCTTTGTCTTTATGTAAGAATCTGAAATTTCTAATCCTTGATGGCTATTGGATTGATAAATATCACTTTTCAGATTTCTCACCATTAAAGGATCTCGGAGAAATTTATATATGGCATAATAGTGGAGACACCCACATTCGCTATAAACTTAATAGCTATACAAATATAGATAACTTCTCAAATATTAATTATAGTGAGAACTCGGACGATCCATGGGGAGATTACTACGATAAAATTAGATTATATTCTAATAATAAATAATATATGGCATACAAAGAAGTTTCCGGCAATATTTTCAACACGAAAGCAATGGCTGTAGTAAATACAGTCAATTGTGTTGGAGCTATGGGCAAAGGTATCGCACTTGATTTTAAGTTAAGATTTCCAGAAATGTTTAAAGAGTATCAGCGTATTTGTTTTCAACATCTTCTCAAACCAGGACAAATACTCCCGTATAAAAAATCAAGTCCAATCATTTTGAACTTTGCAATCAAGGATGATTGGAAAGAGCCCTCAAAAATAGAATGGATAGAGGAAACCCTCAAAAAGTTTGTTGACAACTATAAGAAATTAGGTATAACATCCGTTGCATTTCCATGGATGGGGGCAATGAATGGTGGATTGCCGATAGAAGTTATCAAAGAATTAACCAGAAAATACCTCTCTAGTTTAGATGATATTGACATTGAGGTTTATGATTTTGATCCTAATGTTCCGTGCGAACTTTATAGAAGTCTTCAAGAAATCGTATTTTCCGAAAAATTTAAGCTTAGTGAATTGGAAGTTTTATCTAATATAAAGTCTAGATATTGGATTAAAATCATTGATGCAGTTAATGATCCAAATACAAAAAGTATCAATAATCTATGTCATTATATAGTGAATGGCAAAAGAATTATTGGAAAGACTAATATTGAAAGGCTCTTTGTTTTCTTAACAAAGTATAAAAACGAGAAATTGCCAATAATTAAAGATTTGTTTTAAATGATACAGTCTGATTTACAACGATACCTACAGCGTGAATATCCACAGGAAAATGCTCATTGCGAATGGAAGGAATTTAAGAATTTGAAGAACTCATTCTGTGGGGATGAGAAAGACGATGTGATTTCCTACGTGTCGGCTATTGCCAATATGGAAGGTGGACACTTGGTGATTGGTGTGCATGACAAAACATTAGAGATTGTTGGCACAAACACGTATAACTATGATAGGCAAAAGGCGATATTGCGACTGACAGAAAGATGCGTAAATCTTTCAACAGAAGGTCTAGATATAGATGAGTTTATCACAGATGACACCAACCGTAAAGTATGGGTTATCCATATTCCTAAACATCTACCTAAGCGACCTGTGTTTGCCCATAATAAGGCGTGGCAGCGAATAGAGGATTCTCTCGTAGAAATGACTACTGAACGCATGAGCGCAATTCTTGATGAACCGATTTTCAGCGAAACGGATTGGTCGGCACAAATTGTAGCCGATGCGACGATTAACGACCTTGATGAAGTTGCCATAGCCAAAGCTCGTATGATGTTCAAGAAAGTACACAGCAGAATATCTGAAGCCGAGGTAAATGCATGGTCTGCGGAAACATTCTTGAGAAAGTGCGGCATAATGAAAAACGGAGGAATCACTCGTGCAGCAATCATTCTTCTTGGTAAATATGAAGCTGCTTTCAAGTTGCGTCCAGCTGTTGCACAAGTGACTTGGACAAGGCGAGATGAAAAACAGGATGTTGTGGATTACGAACACTTCACCGTGCCATTTATATTAACCGTAGATGAGATTTTATCAAAGATTGAAAATCTGACAATGCGTGAAATGCCGGGAGGCACACTCTTCCCTGACACGATGAAGCAATATGACGACTATACCATCCGCGAGGCACTTCATAATTGTATCGCGCATCAAGACTATACGATGCAGCAGCGAATCAATTTTGTAGAAAATCCAACTTATCTTTATTACTCCAATGTAGGGAGTTTTATTCCTGGCACTTTGGAAAATGCTTTAACAAATGAAGAACCTCAAGCATATTTCCGCAATGAGTGTCTTTGCAGGGCAATGGTTGATTTCAACATGATAGACACAGTAAGTAGAGGCATCAAGAAAATGTTCAATGAACAATGGCGTCGCCATTTCCCAATGCCGGATTATGAGATTGATGCTAAAAACAGGAAAGTGTCGGTACGCATTTACGGTAATGAGATAAATAAGCAATATACTAACTTGCTCAAAACAAACAATTCATTGACTTTGTGGGACTGCATATCATTAGACGCAGTCCAAAAGGGTAGAACCATTCATGAGAATGTTGCGCAGGATTTACTGAACAGAGGACTCATTGAGGGTAAAGCCCCCAATTATACAATCTCTTTAGGGATTGCAAAAGCTACTCGTCAACTGCAAGATTATACCAAACAAAAAGGACTTGATAAGGAGAAAATCAAACAAATGATTTTGCAGTATCTTAAGAATGCCGGCACAGATGGAGCGAAACGTGATAGCATTTATAAATATGTCAAAGATGTAATGCCGCAAGTTAAGACGCATGAACAGCAATTGAGACTTTTAGGAGATATACTTAGCGCATTAAGTGTGGATAAGCTTATTTATGCGAAAGGACGGACATGGTTCTTAAAAGAATAGTCATAACGGAAGATTTTGACGGTTTATTCCAATTATAGCGGAAATTATAACGGATTCCGTCATATTATAGCGGACAATAATAGTCCGGTTAATTCATGTCAAACTCGTAAATTAAAAAGTATGTTATTAGGAGAAAGAATAAGAGAATTAAGAGCAGAGCACGGAGTACTGCAAAGACAGTTGGCAGCCTTACTTGAAATAGACACTCCGATGTTCAGCAAAATAGAGCGCGGAGACAGACGAGCTAAACGAACACAAGTAATACAATTGGCAGAGTATTTCAAGATAGATAAGAATGAACTTCTCACCCTGTGGCTAGCAGACAAAGTATTAGATGCTGTAAAAGAGGAAGACGAATTAAAACATGATGCAATTGAAGTCGCACAGAAAAAAATAGGCTAAAACTTACAAATGTTGGGAATTATATGGTATCACAGCCATATAATTCCCGATATTAATATTTGATATTCAGATGATTAATTTGCAATATTAGGTTCAAGCGTGGAACTGCATGCCACGTCTTAAACTGGAGGTCCTGAGAAAACCTTTACGACAGATATGGTTATAGCAGCCCACGCTATAGCGTGAGAACCACTATGCTATCCTTGTCGTACTTTGAAATTTCTCAGGTTTCCAGTCTACAAGATAAGCATAACGCTTCTTCAAATTCTAAAATGTCCTGGAGAGAGAGTTTTCTCTCTTCAAATGCAAAAATATGAAAAAATGCAGGAAGCGCAATAACATTTCCTGCATTTTTTATATTGGTACATAAGTATTTATAATCAGATAAGATAAGGCATCCATACTTTACAGTTTGGAATTTCACACATCCGTTTTCAACGATAGTCATATCCGCCCTTTCCGTCACATCGTTATTGAAATTTCATGGAACGACCGGTTAAGACAGTCGCCGAACATCGTCAGATCCTTGTCGATTTTCTCGGTGGTGATCTTACAGTACTTCTGCGTAGTAACTATGTTCGTATGTCCCAGAACCCGGCTCACACTTTCGATGGGGCCCCCTTGCTTAAAGCCAGCGTTGCGAATCCATGACGACTCACATAGAACGATATGTTCTTGGTAATCCCGCACTCCCTTATCATCTGCTTCAACGACTTGCAGATTGACCAGTAATTCAGGTCGGGAAACACGACCCCGTTCTCCTGGAACCCCTCGTAACGCTTGATAATCTGCAAGGGAATATCCAGCAGTTTAACCTGGAAATTCACTTTCGTCTTGTGACGCTTGGACAGTATCCATTTCTCACCGTTCACTTCCGCAATGTCATCGGTGGTCAGTTCCTTTATATCCACAAAAGACAGGGCGGTGAAGCTGGCAAAGACAAACAAATCCCAGATATAAGCCAGCTTCCTGTTTGAAAACTCGTGAGCCATTACCGTCTTGATCTCATCCTCGGTCAGGTATTCCCGTTCCTTGACGTTCTGGTTGACGCAATATTGTGCAAACGGGTTTCTCGGTGTCAACCCGTTGTAATGGGCTTTCGCCACAATTGTTTTCAGCCACATGCAGTTTGACCATACACTGACGTTATGAAGCCCCGCATCAGTGGAAAGATAGATCTCGTACTCCTTGATGAAGTCAGGGGTAAGCTCAAGCATGGAAATGTCACTCCGCCTGTAGCATTTCTTTATGAATGCCGCCAGATGGTTTCTTGCCCTTACCCGCACCCGATACGAGCCTTCCGCCCGGTCTATACCGATACGCTTCCTGAAACTCTCGTTGTCCTTATCGAACGCACCGAGAAGTGTTTCGTATTTCGTGCCGAGCCCCTGAAAGGCATTGCGTACCATTTCAGCCATAACGAACGCTTCCCTGTCTGAAAGACGCTGATAATGCTTGATGATTTGGGCCTTAATGTTGTCCAGGGCGAGATTAATGTCCCGCGCTTCCCTGCTCTTTCCTTTTGCCCGGTTGCCCTTGGCGTTCCAAAGCTCTTTGGCAATGGTCTGCTTGCAACTGAATTGGGCTACGGAACCGTTGATTGTCACCCGTCCCATAATCGGAACAAGACCGTTTTTCTCCTTACTGCCGTTCACGTAAAACAGCACTTTGAATGTACTTCGCATAATCCTATTTGTTTTTGTTACAAAATTAGTTATCAGCAAGTTATACATTGCTACGCAAAATGAGGCAGGTAGTAGAAACAATCTCCGACTCTCAATTAATTAACCTGATTACCGGGTAATGATTTGGCAACCGTTCGCCCTCGTTACCTTTCGTTTCTCTGCACTTTGGCATTGGAGAGGTCTTCGTCGGTTTTCCTCATAAGTCATTGAATGCCAATTACAATATCTTCATTTATTCGTTTCTAATTGATTTTTCCAGAAATATTCCATATTCTTTTGACTTAATGCAAAACATGATGAATATATATAGTTCACTCAATCCTTAAAATAAACCGATTGAAAACAGAACAGTTTCCCCTATAATCAAAGGTAAATCAAATCCTTGTTGTCACGGGTGTTCCGGCTTCGCTTTCCATAAGTATTTTCCTTGCGACTGGCGTCGTGGAAAATACTTATGGAAACAAACACCCGGACAACGGATTTGATTTGATGGAAGATTATAGGGGCTAACTGTGACCGATGTGACGCATGGACGTTGCATATTATACATATAAATACATGATGTGACAAGAAGCCTCTTTCTTTGCCGGAACCCCAACCATCCCCAGGGCATTTCAAGTTCCCTGACCTGCCTGCTTTCGAAATATCCGTATCTCATGAAAAAACAGGGGCTTCAGTTCCCTCTGTTCTGCATGGTTTTCGTCTTATTGTATATACTCTTTACCTTTGCCATGTCCGCTTTGTCTTTTTCTCCGGTTCCGCTTTATTTACCGTCGGGCAAGCTCTTGTCTTGCCCGGATTGCAATGGAAGGCAAACCTCCGTCATATGGCAGCTGACATCTGATGAAATTTGATGCCATCTGAGGACAAAGATTTGGAACGGAGCGGTCCCCCTTCATATTTTTGTTCCGAACCAAATGAATACGCTTATGGAAATCGTCACTATCGAAGCGCGTGTCTTTGAAAGGATGCTGAAAAGTCTGGAGGATGCGGCACAAATTACGGATGACCTCTGTGAAAAGCACCGTGAAAAGAGAATGGGGGAATGGATGGACAACCAGGAGGCCTGTATCCTGCTTGATGTAACTCCCCGGACCTTGCAGACCCTCCGAGACAACGGTACGCTGGCATACAGCCGGATCTGTCACAAAATCTACTACAGGCCGGAAGATATACAAGGCATACTTCCCGTAGTCCAAAGGAGAAAGGAGGCGCAGGCATGAATGAGCTGCTGACCGGGGAGGACAGGGACGTCCTCTCTTTTTTCCAAAGGATTGACCGCATGGTGGAAAAAATCGGGAGTCTGTCCCGGAATTGCCGTCCGGTATTGAACGGAGAACGTTTCCTGACCGACAGTGAACTCTCCGTAATGCTGAAAATCAGCCGCAGAACCCTCCAAGAATACCGTAACAAAGGCAAGCTGCCCTATATCCGGCTCGGAGGCAAGGTGCTGTACAGGGAAAGTGACATCGAAAGGATGCTGCAGGACGGGTATAGAAAAGCCGGGCGGTTGTCATAGGAAACTGCTGTAAGACAATGGGGAGGAAGTCCGGACTTCCTCCCCATTGTCTTGTATATGCCGTACATTACGGCTATGAATCCGTACCGTCCTTTTGCCTTCCACATTCCTTCTTCCATCCGCTGTACTGTCCGCACCGGTAGACCCTAGACGGCATGTTGTCCTCCGGCAGGGAATACCGGTTCCTCGTCTTTTCCGACAGTATCCCGAAATCTTTCCGGACCTTTTGGTTGGTTATCTCCGCATATATCTGTGTGGTGCGGATGTTGGAGTGCCCCATCATCCTGCTGATGGTCTCAATGGGAACCCCGTTGGAAAGACAGATTTCGGTCGCATAGGTATGCCGGGCCATATAGTAGGTCAGATGGCAGTCCAGCCCGCAGATATCCCCGATTATTTTCAGGCTCCTGCACAAGCTGGAAGTGGCCGGCACATAAAACAGTCTGCCGTCCGTACCCTCCCCCTTGTACTTCTCCATGATTTTCAGCGGAATATCCAGCAATTTGATACGGCATTCCACTTTTGTCTTCAGACGATGGATGTATATCCATTTTGAACCGTTCTCATCCGTAACGATGTGGCTCTCGGACAGTTCGGCCATCTCCGCCCTTCCCAGGCCTGTGAAAGCCGAAAAGACAAAAAGATCCCTCGTGTGGCACAACCGGTAGGTGGGCAGGTTAGCGGCCATCAGTTTCGCAAGCTGTTCGCCCGTCAGATGCCTGTGAAGTTTCGGGGGAGTCTCCAGTTTGTAACCCGTAAACGGATAACGTCCCAGTATCCTGCGCTTGACGGCAAGCCGGACTATCTTGCACAGCAGGATCAGATAGTCGTTCAAAGACACGGTTTTCAGCCTCCGCACCGTGGAAAGATAAAAATGGAAATTCTCGATGAACCGCATGTCAACCGACCGCAATGCCATATCCTCCGCGCCGTACTTGTATTGCAGGAAGTCATATAAGTGCCTGCGGCCCGTCAGATACCGCACATAGGTATGGCGCGTGCGGTCTACACCCACACGTTTTGCATACTCCCCGTTATGCTCGTCAAAAAGAGCGAGCAGTGTCTCCTTCGGCCGGGTCTTTCCCGTCACGGCGTTCTTTATCAGTTCGGCCGAGACATATCCGGTCGAATCCACATTCTTTTTGTAGGCGGCCTTCGCCTTTTCCTCCAGCTCCTCCAGTTTCCGGTTGAGTTTCCTCAACTCCGCCGTCATTTCAGAATCCTTCCCATGAACGGCCGCACGTCCCTTGCCGGCATCCCAATATTCAGGTGACACTTCCTCTCCGGTAGAATACTGGCCCACTTTACCGTCAAGGGTGATGCGTCCCATTACCGGACACTTCCCTGTCTTTTTGATTTTTTGCCTGTTGATATAGAACAGCAGACGAAAGGTGCTTCTCATGCCTTGACCTCCTTCCCCCTGTTTAACCCGGTATTTTTCTCTTTTCTCCGCTGTTCCCTCAAGCCCATGTCTTTCAAGATGGTGGATGGCGGCAGGTCAATGCCCGACAAAGTGTATTTACCCGTGATTTCATGGCTCAAGGCCGTCACGTCACGGTCCACCTTCTCATTGGTCACTTTCGCATAGCGTTGCGTGGTACTGATGTTCCTGTGCCCCATGGCCTTGCTGACCGTCTCGATGGGCACTCCCTGCGAGAGGCAGATCTGGGAAGCAAAACTGTGCCTGGCCATATGGAAGGACAAATTACGGTCGATGCCGCACTGTACGGCCATCTTTTTCAGGTGGATGTTCATGCTTTCCTTGGTCAGCATGGGGAACAGTTTCCCCTCCGGTGCCATCCCCCTGTATTTTTCCATGATTTTTACAGCAATGTCAAGCAGGCGCACATTTTCCGGAGTGCCCGTCTTCTGGCGCCTGGTTTCTATCCAGAGGTTCCCCTCGTAGTCCCGTACCACATTTTTTTCAGTCAGGTTCCGCATGTCGCAGTAACAAATGCCGGTGAAGACGGAAAAAAGGAACATGTCCCTGGTAAAGTTACGGTTGGGGGTGTCGAATGTGGTGCCCATCAGTTTGTCCAGTTCCTCACGGGTCAGGTACATCTGTTTCTGTCCCGGCTTCATGGGGGAAAAGTCCTTGAACGGGCTGAAAGGCACGACAGCCCGGTTCACGGCAATCTGTGCGATATGCTTCAGCCGCTGGACATGCCCGATGGAGGTCCCGGTCTGGAACTTCCTGTCAATGCGGAGATACAGTTCGAACGCCTCTATGAACGATTCGTCCAGTGCCTTGAAAGGAATGTCCGACACCTTGTATCTCTCCTTGAGGAATCCCTCCACTAAGCGGTATGTGTTTTTATACAGGTAAAGGGTGTTCGGGGCGCGGTTCACCCCGACACGCAGGGCATACTCCTCATTGTTTTCGCGGAACAGTCCCATCAGTGTCACCTGCTTTTCGGCCATTCCCTGAAAAGCGTCACGTATCTGTGCGGCGGTAATGTCATCACTGATCTCCGCCAGTTCGTTGTATCTCCTTTGCAGAAGGAGCAGCATCCTGTCTATCTCCCTGTTGGTGGTGACAGCCATCCGGCTCTTTCCGGTGCACCTTTGCGAAGTGGCATTCCACAGTTTCGGGTCCACCTTTATCTTACACCCGAACTGTGTGACGGAATTAACCGTTCCCTTCACCATGATTCTTCCCATCAGCGGACAAAGCCCGTCTTTTCCCTGCCCGTTCCGTTTGAGGTAGAGCAGCACCTTGATTTCTGTTTTCATCCTTTTCCTTGTTTAAATTGCAATATTATAAATTGTTACAAGGATTCCAGACATGAAAAAACAAGCAAAACAGTGCAAAAGAATCCGACCGGTGGCTTTTCCCTTGCATGAATGAAGGGAAAACTTTAATATTGCATACGGTCGGGAAGGAAAATCCATGGTTCTCACCAATTTACCCGGTTGGAAACAGGTAACGACTTGGTAGCTGAACCGTCGCAATATTCTTCCGATTTCGGTCATTCCTTCAAAATGAAAATCAATGAAATATCACTATATTTCAACGGATTACGTTTTCATCTCAGTATTCTTCCTAAAAGTAATTACCTGCCACTTTGTTGCTTCACTGGACTTAGTTATATAGATATTAAAACCTTATCGTCTGAACACTTTGAGAAAGATGGTACTGGCAGAATATGGATTAAAAAGCGTAGAGTTAAAACTGGTGTTCTATCCAGAATACCTCTCCTACCAATTGCCAAGTTGATATTGGATAAGTACAAAGGTGGTGATAAGCTACTACCAATCCAAGATCCTGCTGATGTTAATAAGTACTTGAAAGACATAGCAATATTATGCAATATAAAGAAGCGAATCACATTTCACACTTCTCGCCATACATTCGCTACCACGGTCACGCTTTCTAACAATATTTCACTGGAAGTCGTTTCTAAGATGTTAGGTCACACGAATACCAGAATGACTACTCACTATGCTAAACTCATGGATAAGTGCATTGGTGAACAGATGGACAAGCTGATGGACACATTTACAGGAGATGCTGATTATTAAAGTTACTCTAATTCTTAAATTACCCCATTTGCAGTGATGTAGGTGGGGTTTATTTCATACATTTGCCCTATACAATTTAGAATTTATGGAACTGACGGCAGATAACTTAGAATATATCATATATGTAGCAAAGGAATATTGCTATCTCAATAAACAACAATTAAGGGATATAAAAAACATAGAAGATAGAGATGCTTTTATAAGAGATGCTGAAGAGATGGCTGTATCTATAGCAATACCTCAATTTAAACAACGGCATCCAATTCTGATGGAAGAATTTAAAGAGGCTTATAATACATACTTATCCAATGATGAAATTCAAAACACACTCAATATTTATAAACTGAATGCTGATAAGTTCTGGTTACTATTCCTATTTATTACAGATTTCGCCAACGGTTGCTTCATTTATTCCATGCAGAGCGAGAAGTACACAATTCGTGAGACAGCGAACAGGATGTCACAACTTATAAACAAAAATGGAGCAAGGAATTACTCTCTTACTCTATCATGTGAGGAAGATACCATATCAAGTAACAATCCTTTATTGATAGCTCTATTTGAAGACTTCTGTGCTAAACTGAACGATAATGAAGATAATTTCTTAGATACAATATATTACAGAACTTTAGAAGTAGTTGAAAGCACAGTTAGAACTAAGAAGATGAAATTCTTCGTTGAACTATTCAGATACTTCCTCTACAATCATGTAGAAGTCCGTCAACCAAGCAGAATGTCTTTTATAGGCAAGTTCCTCTACCTCTCAAAGATAGTAGGAGAAGATAAAGAATTCTACTACACTGGTTATAAGCTAACCTCTATTACTCCAGAAACACATATGACCAATTTCCTCATTAAACGGTATGGTACTATAATTTGGAGAGACAAAAAATATATTAAAGAACCAGAAGACGTAGGCAAGGACATTGCAGATACCATCAAGAAATGTACTGACTATGCCCCTACAAGCACTTCAACCTACATCTGTTCTACACTTTGATAATCAAATAATTGGCATTTAGGGAAAGCCATACAACCCGCTTTCCCTAAAGCCATTTGCCCTTAATTATTTTCCATCCACCTAAATACACTCTACTTTTGCCATCGTAATCAAATGATAAACGGTGCGCACCTTTAATACAGATTACCTGTAAGCCCTTCCAGTAGCAGGGTACAAGTAATAAATCCATTAAACAATAAAGAACATGGATACTAATAAAGTAGTAAATGTGGTAGAGGTCGTAAAAGAAGTTACCGACACCAATAGTGTAGAAGTACAAGCAAGTACAGAAACCTTAGAAGCAACAGCGGTGAACGACAAATCTTCTATCACTAAAGCACAAGCGGTAGAAGAGGCACGCAAGGCTCTTGAGGACAAGAGACTGTTCCTTGACAATAATAAAGGTGAGGATAGTAACATCGTCAGGTCTGCAACAGCTAATGTAAGCAAGGCAGAGAAAGCTTATGCTTCAGCATTACAGGCGGTTGAACGTCCTGTCACCAAAGTGGAGTTCTGGGAAGTAAGAGAGTCCACCGAGGAAGTGGAAATCATTGACAAGAGAAAGAAAGACATCATTATTGCCACTTCCCTTTATAACATGAACGTAACCAACGTGAATGTAAAACAAGGCACACGACTAATAGAAGATACTCGACTGGAAGATGCTCCTTTGTTCTTGGTTGAAGCTAAACTGTTCGATGATGCGGAAGAGGAATTAAGAGACCTGAATGGTAACATTATCCCAAAAGGAACCCCCAATGTTTATGTACCAGTTGATACCTCATATGGCTATTGGAGATGGAAGAGCTGTCACGAGTACAATATAAACGCAACCATAAAGGAAACCTCTATACTTACCATTAAGAATGTCAGACTTAAAAAGTTCTCATCATTACAGGAGTTTGCCCAATATAGAGGAGTGAACAATGTGTTAAGCAGGAGCTTCAATGGTCTGGAGAAAGCTGGTAACGCAGCGTTAGCAACTCAACAGGAGTTCTATAAGAAAGTCTTTAAGAAGACTAAGGAGTTGAAAGCCAATGTCAGTGTTATCACTAAATACTATAACATGGGTAAGTTGTTGAGTTTACAAACTTGGAATGAAGCGATGTTAGGGATAGCGGGAAGTTTTGAATATGATTTGTCTGTGGGAGACCTAATAATAGAGACCTTACAGGACAAGAAGTTCAAGATTGGCTTCATTAGGCAACGTTACATGATTGACGCTATCATTCAACTCGCCAACTATACCCCTAAAGCTTCTCAAGACAAGATAGGAATCGAAGGAGTAATCAATACCATCAAATCTTTAGACAGCGAGATGGTTTCCTTCATGGAGGCCATTACCTTAGACAAGGTGAATGGGATCTATTCAGAACTGCTTACCCAATACCTAAAGAATAATGGAGTAATTAAAAAAGAACAGGTTGCATAGTCTACCAATAGTAAAGCCAATGTGACAGGTTGGCTTCTCTACTCTGAATTTTCAAGAAGTGGTTTTTCTCCACTATATAATATAGCAGATAATCCTAATATCTGGAACTTAGACCTATTTAAAGTCTAATCATTGGGGTTGCAGCTAACTAATTTCCAATCACCAAAGATATATAATAAAGATATATAATAATGAACTTAGATATTAAAGAAAAGGATGGCTTTCTTATCATGGAAGACTTCCCAGAGAATTGCATCTTCAATAAGGTGAAGACTGGCTGCGGTGCTACTACTATAGCACTTACTAATAATAAGAATTATATTATTGCCGTACCTACGACAGACTTAGTAATCAATAAGTGCTATCCAAGTAAAGATAAGGATGACAAGGATTTAGTTTGGAAGAAATCTGAAATAGTCTCAGGTGTTAGTCCTCTAAACGCTAACTTGTTTGGCTTATATGGTAGATTCACCGTCTCCACCAAGACAAAGTTAAAGAAGTTCCTTAACAAAGAGGGAGTGAAGAAGATTATCTGCACTTATGATAAGGTAGAGGCATTAATATCTCTTATCAATCCGCAAGAGTTCAAACTCCTTACAGATGAATATCACGACCTGTTCAAGCAGTACCTGTTTAGGCATAAAGCTGTTAATGGAGTTTTAGATCACTATAATAAGTTCAAATCCTATTGTTTCTTATCAGCAACTCCTATCCCAGACTTTGTTAAGCCCCAGATATTTAAGGATATGACAGAATATGTAGCGAACTGGAAATCAATTGACAAGATTACTATATATCCATATAAAAGCGGGAAGGCTTATGAAACAGCAGCTAATATTATCAAGCAGTATCAAGATATAGGTTACTTTGTCTTAGATGACGTAAAGAGTGAAGAGGCTTACTTCTTTGTTAATAGTGTAAGGGAGATTAAGAAGATTCTGGATAAGACCACTCTCACTAATGATGACTGTAGGGTTATCTGCGCAGATAATGAGAAGAATAGCACTAAATTAGAAGGTTTTGAAATCTCTAACTCTGCCTCTAAGTCCAAACGCTTTACATTCGTAACCTGTAAGGCATTTGAAGGTGTGGACTTCCATTCTGAAACAGCATTATGCTTCATTGTCAGTAACGGATATAATAAGCACACCCTTATTAGTGTGGATATGGATATACCCCAGATTGCGGGACGCATAAGAACCAAGACTAATCCGTTTAAGAATAAGATAGTTCATATATTCAATCCTAAGAAAGTTAATTACTATGTTCCATTAGCTGTAAAGAAGCAAGAATTAGACAAAGAACTTGCCGCAGCAAAGGAAAGGGTACAGAAGTTAAATGAACAGACGTTAGGAGAGGATGCTCAAAAACAACAAGATGCTGAACTTAAGAAGTTAGGTGCTGACACCTATATTGTTAAGAGAGGCGATAAGTACGAGGTTAACGATATGATTGCCAAATTAAAACTTTATATATACTGGACTATACATATTATATATAGGTCAGCAGAAGCATTGCAAGAGGCTTATGAAACTTTTGGTTCATCAGTCGCTAAGGGTTATGAATGGAATATTGCAGGCGAGGATATAATGAAGAATATTCTTAATCCCAAACAATTCAGAGATTGCCTCAAACGATTCTGTGACTTAAAAAACAAGGGAGCTATGTTGTCAGATAGTGAGAAACAAGAGTTAGAAACCATATCTACAAAGTACCCCAAACTGGTAGAGGGATATAGTAAGTTGGGCGTTAAGACATTAAAACGATTACGAACAATTAAAGCTATTACTGCTGCATTAGAAGAACTGGAAGAGGGTTAAACGCACTACCATACTACTAATTTACTCCCCCCATGCTTGCCAGAAGGAAAATCAAAATTCAGACAGGCATGGGGGTACACCACCAATCATTAATAAGATTATACTCACCAACCAACTCCCCAATCTCCAACTGAGCGAATCTGTAAAAGGTAACACTAAATAGCCCTATATGTAAAATATCCTAATGATATAACACTTATAGTCATTTAGCAAGTAGTAATGAAGTCCTAAATTGTAAACTGAGCGATCCGTTTCATTTAGGACTTCATTCACATACTTGCCAATCAATCAATAATCACTTAATTCAATTACATTATGAGTACATTACAGATCATGCCGTTTGAGGCAAGAGAGAGAAGGTTTCAGAGTTTACAATCAGCAGCGGAGGAAGCCACTTTGGTAGTGCCCAAGCACAAGAATGTCCTACACTTCATTGAGAGTAACACGCAGGAAGCAACCATCAATCACCTAAAGAACGATTGCATTGTTCCAGTCTTCAGCAAGGATAACGAGCTTACTGTTTCACACGCTGCATTCATTGAGACAGTAGGTGAAGCAGTCCAGAATTTCTTTAGCGGTGAACGGATTGAGCAACCAGACATTCGTGTGTCACATATTATTAAAGGTAGGGTGCCTTCTGCCATTCATAAACCTGCAAGTCAATTACAGGATAGTGATCGTACGATCTACTACGAGCGTTGCGCATTCGCTTATGAAGTTCCATCCATTCAGCAGATCGTTGAAGGGAATAAGCTCAATCTTACTGTTACAGGTGTGCGGGCCTTCAACAGAGAGAACCTATATTCACGTAAGACAGTGGAAAGGTTCAGCATTGGAATTGGATTCAAGAACCTTGTTTGCTGTAACCTCTGTCTGTTCACGGATGGTTTGAAGAACGACATTAGGGCGAGTGATACTACCCAGCTATTTAAGGAAGCACTGGAATTGTTCCAGCAGTACAACCCAAGTCGCCACCTTCAACTCATGCGTGAATTTGGTAATCATTCACTTACTCAACATCAATTCGCACAAATATTGGGTAAAATGCGCTTATATCAAAGTTTACCTTCTATCAACCAGCGTAAACTTCCACCCATGTTAATGACGGACAGTCAGATTAACCAAGTGGCAAGGGCTTATGTGAATGATGAAAATTTCTACGGATATGGCAGGGAATTATCGATGTGGCGGTTCTACAACTTACTTACGGGTAGTAACAAGTCAAGCTATATTGATACTTATTTGGACAGAGCGTTAAACGCTACTGATATTGCACAAGGCATAACATCAGCACTGCAAGGTGATGATGCTTATAGATGGTTTATTGATTGAGAGAGGAAGGGGCATCTATTTACTTAGGTGTCCTTCCTTTTGTCTAATAATTAACTAATTAAACTTGCAAGTACGTAAATAAGTACATATATTTGCAGTAAATAAAAGGAGGACTTATGAGAACAGCTAATTATACTGATTTAAGAGCAAATCTTAAAGGTTATATTGACTCTGTAATTGATGATTGTGAAACTGTAATCGTCAACCGTGGTAAGGGAAGCGGAGTAGTGATGATTTCCCTTGATGAATACAATTCATTAAAGGAGACAGAATATATCATGTCGTCACCTGACACAATGGGCGCTATTCGTAAAGGAGAGGAAGATATTAAGAATGGTAATGCCATCGCCCAGAATGAAGGAGAAAGCATTGATGATTTCTTAAATCGGGTAGCATGTACAGAATAATATTGTCAGACCAAGCACGTAAGGATTATCAATACTTCTTACGAAGTGGCAATACAGCTATCATAGATAAAATTAAAGCTTTATTGAATGATATAGCTGAACACCCTTATGCTGGGATTGGAAAACCTGAACCTCTTAAATATGAGTTGGCAGGTAAGTGGTCAAGACGGATTAATTCAGAGCACCGTCTCATTTACTCTGTACATGACGATATGATAGAGGTCTCCATCTTCTCAATGAGACACCATTACTCCAAGAAGTAGTACCACTACATACAATTTACTAATTGAAAGGGCATCTATTAAGTTAGGTGTCCTTTCTTTATATCTACTAACTATTTAAAGATTACATCTTATGAATACCAAAGACATTGATAATGCGATTAATCACATTATATCATTACAGGAAAAGCTATCCACCTGTGAGAACAATCTCCAATACATCAAGCGGTTGCAAGCATTGAAATACTGGCTGCATAAGTTTGACAGTTTATTGGATAGAACCAGCAGACTAAATGGTGAATATGCAGCGATACATGAAAGTTACTTCCATGCCTGTGCTGGATTTTCATTCTATGACAGGGTTTATCATTCCATCTTATCATACCAATATGGAGATAGACCGTTCTAATTCAGTTGGGCATCCTCATTTGGGTGTCCAACTTACATAAGCTGAACGAACATTCAGCGTTTGTAACCCACTATTAATAAATGTAAATTATGAAGACATACATAGCATATTTAAGGCAATCCACCATGAAGCAACAGCTATCAGGTTTAGGTGTGGAAGCCCAAAGAGAAATCATACATAACCATGTAAAGAATAAACCCATACTTGCTGAATACATTGAAACGGAGAGCGGCAAGAAGTCTAACAGACCTCAACTTCTCGCAGCTTTGGCAATGTGCAGGAAGACTAACTCTGTTCTGATTGTCGCTAAACTGGATAGGTTGTCAAGGAACGTAGCATTTACATCTAAACTTCTGGAATCAGATGTTGAGATTATCTTCTGCGACTTTCCACAAGCTAATAGGCTAATCCTACATATTATATCATCCATCGCAGAATACGAAGCGGGGTTAATTAGTCAGAGAACCAAGCAATCATTACAGGCTAAGAAAGCAAGAGGAATCAAGTTAGGAAAGTCTGATAACTTGATGAACAAGTTTGAGCAAGCTATCTACAATAGCTCCCGTACCAACAAGGCTAAAGCTGAAAACAATCCCAATAATATGAGGGCAATCGCATTGCTACGGTCACTGTCAATGCAGGGTAAGTCACTCTCTGAAATGACTGACTTGTTGAATGAGCAAGGCTTCGTAACATCTAAGGGTTGCCAATTCCAGATAACCCAAGTTAAGCGGTTACTTGTCAGAGTAGGGTTAATATCGTGAAATCACTTTGAAAGGTAGGACAAATCCAGAGCAAGGTTAGCTTTATATACCCCAATCTAAGTTTGTCCTACCCTAAATTTCAAACGGAGAAGTAAGCATCTACACCTTATATATATGGTACATCTAAAATATTAAGTTGAGAAGCATCTAAAATCAATTCTTCACAGTTTGGCATTTCAGCCCTATACTATATAGTCAATTACACCAATTCCAAGAATCCATATACATCTAAAGTCTTAAAACTTATGTCGAAGATAGCCCATTGTAAATCACCAACAATATGTTGACTTAAAGATGAAAATTCAAGGCGGGTATGGAAGTTGAGAATTTGACTCTTATATGGGGAGAGTAAGATTTCATACCTGTCCCAGATATATGACTTTAGGCTTACCTCTGATTTTTAATGAACAATAGTTCTTGCCAATTCAAACGATTTAGTAACTTTGTCCCAATCTCTTATGCCTATAGTGTTAGGACGTTAAGGGAGGACATAAATTTACGAAGAGCGTTTGATATATTATCCTATCATGGAATCTGGACAATTCTATAACACAAGGATAATAGGCAAGAACGCTCACGTCGGTGCTATATACCTACTTCACAGTGGATTATATAACAATCTGGCGTGGGCTATTGTTTATTATTTGTGTTAGGCAGTCCAGAAACTCTTGGAAACAAGAGTGCCCCATGATAGTAATATCCAGTAGTTTCCACGCCTTCTTTGTGTTTAATAGCTTACTGAAGGGAACAGGTAAGCAGCTTTAAATTTAATCTTATGGGGTTATTCACACTAGTAGACAGGATTTCCTTACTCCGTGATTGTAGAGCCATTATGAAGTTGATGGTGAAATTGCAAAGGTGTCCTAAGCCAGACAAAGCAGGATTATGCCTTGAAGTAGAAAATAGGTTACAGACCTTATCAAGTAAAGGTGATAAGATGCCAGATGCAGCGATGAGCATTATCATACCAATTCAAGGTAGGGATAATGATCTATACTCCTTCTTGCAAATAGTGAGGGAAGATTTATATTCATTCAAGAATCAGTAATTAGTTAAAGTTAAACAGGCGTGGCAACAGTAAAATGTTGTAGTTCCTCACGTTCTTACATTTAATAGCTCCCCTATGGGAACGGGTAAGCGAGATCAATATAATTATGTTTGCTACATTTCAATTAAGCCAAGCGAGTTTACAGTTAATAGAGAATATCTACCATAACTTAAAAGCTCATCCTATGTACTCTCAATATAGCATTGAGAAAAGTGATTATGACCATACTTCTGGTTCCATCTACATTCTTATTCATTTATATGGAAATCCCATTACTAGATTTAGTTTCTATGGAGGTAAAAGAGGAAAGATAGGTTCTATTGCTATATATGGAGCCAATTTAGAGGGACATTTAAGAAGCATACGTTCTTCTATGAAGATATTTGGATTAGATGTCGAAGATGTTGAATATGACAATCAAGGACTGAGTCCATATGTTGATGTTACACTTTTAAACCAAGTCTAATTTTAAAACTTTATATAAAATGAAACAATATGCTGAAATCACAGACAAAGGAGAGTGTTACTCTTCTTTATCTCTATGCATCGAAGGTGTGAATGCTAATGCTACAGAATGGAGTAAACATAACTTTTATCCTCAAAATGGGATGGTTGGTGAAATTGTAGAAATCTATAATCCTTATACTTACATTCTTAAAATACAGGATACAATCTATGTGCCTATATCTCCCAAGGGATTTAAAAAGATCAGTGAAACTGAATTTAATAAAAGAGTAAGTAACAATAGTCACACAGGTATGGATGAAAAACAACAACGCATAAATAGAGATTATAACAACATTATATCACGCCCTTACTCTTTGGGAAAACCAAACTACAAAGACACATTCTGGCATGATATTGTTAATAACATAACAATACGAACTGATAATTATACCAAACCTATGTTTATGCCTCAATTAATCGATGAGTGCGTAATGTACGCATGCGATATATGCTTAGAGTTTAAAAAGAAAGCAGGAATATTACCCAACGATTGGTTAAAACATATATCATCTCAAGTCTGTGATGTTTTCGATGAGCACTTTGAGGAATTCACTGATTATGAAAGAGATGATTGCATGAATAGAATTGAAAGAATTATAAATTCCTCCTCAGCAGAATTAATGGTCGACATTTATTATAAACGATAATGCCTGTTGCTCCTTATACATATACATATCAACAATGTTTATCCACATATCTTATATGGATAGCATCCTGCATAGATGAAGAACAGAAGGATTACTATCAAGAGTGTACAAGTTTTGAAATTTGGTACAATAAGCATAGGGGAAATAGAATTCAGATAATCTTCTTTAATAACCATGAAGATTATCTTTATATACTGGAACATTCAACATTTGCATGGAGAGTTGACGTACACTATCAATTCTGCAAACGATTTCATTGTCCACCAATGTGTACACGAGAGGAAATTATAACCGTTCTGGTTAACTCCATTATGGATATTTATAAACACTATTAA